TAGTGCAGTCGAAGCCCATTACGGGCGTTCATTTACTTTGAAGCACGTAGAAGATGCTATGAGGGCAGAGGGATGGACAGAGAAAGATGACTAATGGTTTCACTCTTCCTATACCTATCTGTAATCATCACACCAGATGGTCAAGTAAAAGCCTTTAGCGATGTTGTACAGGAATGCCCTACCACAGAGTATGTGATGCAGTATCATCAGTCTATGGTAGATGCTGGCGATATAATTGACTGGCGGGCAAGGTGTACTAAGGTTGACTTAGATATGGCTATGCCACAAAAAGGATTAAATACGTAATGGCAATACCTGAACGTGTCAAAAACAAAATGAAAGAGGAAGGTCTGACTGGCGTTAACAAACCCAAGAGGACACCCAAGCACCCAACTAAGTCACATTGCGTGATGGCATCAGAGGGTGGCAAGTATAAGTTTATACGCTTCGGTCAGCAGGGCGTTAAAGGTGCTGGCAAGAATCCTACAAGTGCTAAAGACAAAGCACGTAAGAAATCATACTACGCAAGACACGATGCGCAGGGTAAGCCTACCACTAAGTTGTCTGCGAAATATTGGTCACATAAAGTAAAGTGGTAAGGAGAATACACTATGGCCTCATTAAAATCATTAGTAAATCAGGTAACAAAAACTGCAACTACTTTAAAAGAAGTTACAGAAAATGTTGCAAAGTTGACCAGCAACCAAGTTGGCGATTTAACCAAAAAACAAATTAGAGATGCTGCACGTGTTCGATTTAAAAAAGACTACGATGCACAAGAGGGTATGGGACTTGACCCAATCACAGGCCGTGATGTTGGTCCGGCTTCCGATGTTGATAAAGGTAGGGCTGGTAAAGTTACCCGTTCACCAGAGCCGGGTTTTTTGCAACAGCAGCGTACTGCTGGCTCACGTGCTAGAGCAAAAGAAAAAGTAGAGTTAGAAAAAAAGGTTCGTGATGGCACTGCAACTAAAGCAGAAAAATCTAGATTAAAAGCACTTAGACAAAAAGATGAAATAGACACAGTGAGTGCTACAGCTTCAGGTGCAGCTACACGAACAAAAAGAAAGGTAGACCTTCCACCACTTAAAAGTGAAACGCCTAAACCAAAAACGGATAAACGTAAGCCTAAAGTTAATACAGATGGTACTATTGTCAATGAAGCGGCATACGACAAACTTACTAAAAATCAACAACGCTCTTTAATTCGGGATGCTATGGCTCGTGCGTCAGGCCCACGAGAACGTGAACTTAGAGCAATGCTAGATGAACTTGAACCGACTAAAGCAGGTGAGACTGGTGTACGCCGCCGCCGTCAAGGTCAAACTTATGGCATGAGTGGTGCTAATGCTAATATTAAAAATATTGATGATGGTGTTAGTAAAGGTCGGGGCGGCTTAGACTTTAACAAAGGTGGTAAAGTTACCAAACGCATGAAAGGCGCACATGACTATCGTATGAACAAAGGCGGCTTGCTGCTGTCATCAGTAGACAATAGAAAGAAAAAATAATGGCTGATAAACTATCCGACAAATCAACTGCCCAGCTAAATGCTATGTTAAACAAAGGTAGTGGTGCATCACAAAAAGAAGTACGTGCCGCTATTACTGAACTAAAGAAGCGTGGTGAAGATACACCGCCGCCTTCTCTTGTAATGGGTGGGCGTAGAGAAATGTCTAAAGGTGGTAATGCCACAAAGAAAGTGCCTGTTATTACTATTGGTGTAGGCATGGCTGAGTTTCCTAAAGGCAAAAAGAAAACACAGATGATGCGTGGTGGTATGGCAAATGGCAAGGCGCATATGTATTCTAACGGCGGTTCAGTGACAGACAATGCTGGTCTACGTGCATTAAAAGCTAGTGGCCCAAAAGGTTTGGAAGCATATAACAAAATTAAAAACTCGTAATGCATCCAGTAGAAGCTGACATACGTAAGTGGTCACACGAGTTCTTAGAAGTGCCGAATGCAAAACTCAACGGACTACCACCATGCCCCTATGCAAAGCAAGCGTGGTTAGACAATAAGGTATCCTTCAGTATCAATACAGGGCTAGAGGGTCTGGTAGCTGAAGTCAAACAGTTTGAGCAGCACGACTATGACATAGTAGTGTGGGCAAACCAATACCTACCTGACATGGAATACCTAGATGGATATTGTGATGGCATAAATGAAGCCATGTCCATAGCAGGTAAAGATATGCACCTCATGGTGTTTCATCCAGACTATGACGCTGAAGAGGCGGGTCTGGATTTCCTAGTTGATGAAGATGCAACAGATGAGGGTCTTGTGTACTGCATGGTGTTTGTACAAAGACTGTCTACGCTAGACGATGCAGCACTGAGTCTGGAGAAGTCTGGGTATTACGAACACTTTCCAGAGGAAGTGTATAAGAGTCTAGTATTAGACAGAAGGGAACTTAGAAATGGTAGCTAAGAAAAAAATGCGTGGCGGCGGCATGGCTAAAATGGCATCTAAAAAGATGCGTGGTGGCGGTGTAGCAGCTAAGAAGATGCGTGGCGGTGGAATGGCTAAAATGGCTAAAAAGAAAATGATGCGTGGAGGGATGGCTAAAAAGAAATGAGAAAGCAAGCAGTAAAATATTTTGGGTGGGCTTTGCTTTATATGGGCAAGCCCTTCACTGCTATTGGTGACTGGTTCTGGAAGAAGCACAGAGATGTGCTAGACTGGAATGATAATGCCAGACCTTAGTGTATCTAAGTTTACTACGGAAAGTAAAACAATAACCAGCACCTCTGCTGATGCAAGTGCCGATGTTGTTTATACGGTTCCTGATAACTATAGTGCTATTGTTAGATTCTTACATCTCAGCAATGGCACTAATAGTACCAAGAAAGCGTATATACAGTTTTATCACAACGATGACACATCATACTATAATCTAGTAAATGGTTTAAGTATGTCTGGTCATTCAACGCATGACGTAGTGTCTGGTAACTTTTTTACTTTACATCAGAAAGATAAAATAGTATCATATATAGAAAATGGTATGACTTTAGATGTCACCATATCCGTAGAAGAATATTTTGATCCAGCAAGGTAGGTAGTAATGGCCCCAAGAAAAAAAGCAGCACCTAAGAAAAGAGTACGTATGGCGGCGGGTGGTTCTACTGTAAACGCTGCAGGTAACTACACAAAACCTGCAATGCGTAAACGGCAGTTCCAACGTATTAAAGCTGGCACTAAAGGCGGTGGCGCAGGTCAGTGGTCAGCAAGAAAAGCCCAAATGCTTGCGTCTGCTTATAAGAAGGCTGGCGGTGGCTACAAATCTTAGCGTTGTAATGTTCTGCGTCATAACTGCCAATGCAGTAGAAGTAGAAACAAAAGTGCATGACACCCATGAGTGGCTGTCTAAATGTCATGTGGCATTAACAGAGCATGGGTTTGACAATCCAAGGAAAGAGTGCTTTTGCACAACAGTGACACCAAATGCCAACGAAACTCAATGAGAATACAGAGGTTGCATTACCTCTACGTAATATCATAAGCATGGTTGCTGCCGCATCTGTGGCAACGTGGGCATACTTCGGTATCATAGAAAGGCTGAATCAGTTAGAAACTAACCTCACTATGATGAAGGCTGACTTGGAACAGAATACAGAGTTCCGCATTAAGTGGCCTCGTGGTGAGATGGGTAGCTTACCAGCAGACAGTGAACAGTTTATGCTGATTGAGCATATAGCTAGTGAACTAGAAAAGTTGCAGAACGAGATAGAGGGCGGTAAAGCACCGTATGACCAGCAGCAAAAACTAACGCTAGAGTTTTATGAAAAGCGTATTACTAGCCTTGAAGAGAATATAGAAAAGTTGCGGAACGGTGGTTGAACTTACTTTTGTATTATTACTGGTAATAAATGGCGAGAAGGTTGAGTACACACCGTACCCTTCGCTTTCTGAATGTCTTTCTACCCGAAGAAAGATACATCGTAATGTAGGCTATTCTGAAAAGTGGTCTTGCAAAGAGTTAAAAGTTAAAATAGAAGATGGTAATATATTGGAGATTGTAGAGTAAGCTATGGCACCACGTAATCATAAAGACTGGACAAAGAAACCTAAAGTAGAACACATCAATTCGCTTATATATTCTGACCACAGCCTATATGAGCAGGAACAAGAAAACATATTTTCTAAAGTCTGGGTGCCTATGTGCCACATCAGTGAGATGTACAACAAAGGTAACTTTAGAACAACGCAAATAGCTGGTGTAAATGTTATTGCATGGAACACAGGCGATGGCGTAAAGGCATATAAAAATCACACTATCAATAAACCTAGTGGAACACTGGCTGTACCTATGGTATCACTTGAACCAGAACTACACTGCGAAGTTAAACACGGTGGAATGGTCTGGGTGACACTAGACCCTAATCCAACACAAAGCGTAGACGAATGGACAGCAGGTGCGTTTGATTGTATTGCTGATGCCATTGATACTGAAGAGATGGAAGTGTTCCACTACCACAAGGCAGTAATAGATACTAACTACAAACTGTGGCACGACACCAACAGCGAGTTCTATCACGATTTTATGCATTACTTTAACCGTGTGTCAGGATTTAACGATGAGTACTTTGCTAGAAAAAATATCCCATTTGATAACGGACACGTCAACGTCAGTAGCTTTACAGTTAACTACGAAGAGTACGATGGTTTTGAAGACAGAGGAGAACTTAGTTTCCCTAACCTTCCACCTAACCAGTGGTATATGGTAGACTTGTTCCCCGGCTACAACTTTAACTTACGTGGCAGTGCCTATCGCAGTGACAGCGTAACACCACTAGGGCCAAACAAAGTACTAATTGAGTTTCGTGGTTATGGCCTAAAGAAAGATACCCCCGAAGAACGACAGACACGTATTAAACACCATAACTCCATATGGGGACCGTTTGGTAGAAACTTACATGAAGACCTGATTGGTGTCGCAGGTCAAGGCACTACAATGCGAGAAGGTACAGAACCCCGTAACATCTTGCATGGACGACATGAGAATAGCACAATCCACGATGAAGTAGGTATGCGCCACTACTACGCAGAGTGGTCTAAGTGGATGCAACTGGATGCTAGTAATCCCGCACTGGCAGCGTAAAAACAAATGACTATCAACCAACCAATGAGGAACAGAGATGATTGCAGAAGCCCTTGCGGGTATTGCACTGGTGAAGAGTGCCGTAGATGGTATTAAATCTACCATCAATACCGCCAACGATATTGGCGACATCGCAAAGTACGTAGACAATCTACTTGAGGGCGAGAAGCAAGTACAGCAACAAAGGGCTAAGAAATCTGGTTCAGGTATAGCCGACCAGTTTGGAATACAATCTGTAGCACAAGAAGTTATAGATGCTAGACTAGCGCAAGAAAAAATACAAGAGATGCGCACTATGATTGATTTACGCTTTGGCCCCGGTACGTGGCAAAGTATTGTAGATATTAGAACCAAGCGTATACAAGAAGCAAAAGAAGCTGCGCTGCAAGCAAAACGTGAAGCAATAAAGCGGCACAATGAAATGATGGAGAACATAAAGATTGCCGCAGGTATAGGACTAATAGCTGCTATAGGTATAGGTCTTTTAATTTTTCTCTTGACAATTGTATAGGATAATGGTATAACTTATTCATGGCATTAAAATCACCACAACAAAGTTTAAAGAACTGGACGAAGCAAAAGTGGAGAACCAAGAGTGGGAAACCTTCCGCCAAAACAGGTGAGCGTTACTTACCAGAGGCTGCTATCAAATCGCTTTCGCCGCAAGAATACGCCGCCACCACTCGTGCTAAAAGAGCAGGAACTCGTGCTGGTAAGCAGTTCGTCAAGCAGCCTAAAAGTATATCAAAGAAAACTGCAAAGTTCAGACGGGGAGCCTAATGCTTAATTTACTTATTGGACCAATTGCAGAACTTGCTGGCACATGGATGTCAGGCAAGGTAGAAGAAAAGAAAGCGCAAGCAAAGACACGTGTAGCCAAAGCTGAAGCTGAAGCTATCGTAATGCAGAAGAAAGCTACTGGTGAAATTGATTGGGATTTGGAGATGGCTAAAGGTAGCGCATCTTCGTGGAAGGATGAGTGGCTTACCATTCTATTCAGCATCCCGTTGATACTGGCATTTATTCCCGGCATGGAAGAGGTGGTAGCAAATGGATTCCTACAGTTACAAGCAATGCCTGAGTGGTATCAATATTCCTTGGGCGTTATCGTTGCCGCTTCTTTTGGAGTACGTAGCGCAACAAAATTCTTTGGTAAAAAATGACTTACACAATGGAAAAGATTCTAGCGTGGAAGTTACTACCTAGAGCAATGATGTTGGCTATGACCATCATGGCTTATCAGGTTGTACAGTGGTTTATGGACTTAGGCCCAGCAGCTACAACACAGCAGACTGCATTCGTATCTACCGTAGTCGGTGCAATGACGGGGGCGTTTGCTGTATGGATGGGGCATGAACAAAAATGACTGCAATAATTTGGGCATTAGTATTAACAGCCTGTACTCCGCAAGGAGAATGTTATAAACAGACTATTCAGTGGTTTGATGGTGAACCTGAGTGTTTAGAAATAAAGGCTATACATGAAAGCATACCATCTGATGGTGCTTGGAAAACTGTTAATTATACATGTGGCATAATAGGGGCTGTTGGTATATGAAATATCGTAGAGACTACTTAATTGAAAAACTTATAGCTGCAGAAGGTTTAAAGCTGCAAGTATATAAAGACACGTTAGGAATTGATACTATTGGTATCGGACGAAACCTAGAAGACCGGGGTATAACCAAAGAAGAACTAGACTGGATGGATATACCTAGCATAGACGTAGTTTATGAAATGGGAATCACCGAAGCTGATGCGGTCTATCTAGCAACGAATGACGTACAGATTGTCGAGGAAGAACTGGTACGTGCGCACCCTTGCGTGGACAGGTTGGACTCTGTACGTCAACTTATAGTTATAGATATGGCATTTAATCTGGGTGTACCTAGACTTTGTAAATTTAAAAAGATGTGGGCGGCTATCCACGAAGAACAGTACGATGTAGCCGCAAAGGAAATGTTGGATAGCAGATGGGCTAGGCAGGTAAAAGGTCGGGCTACTAAGCTGGCTAACGCAATGCACAACGGAGAATTTTAATGGGTTATATAGTTAAGAAAAGTAAAAAAGGTCAAACATATTATGGCGGTACAGACCCAAAGAAAGAAAGCATTGCTAAAAAAACTGGAATAGGTAATAAGTATAAACAGTCTCCCGGTTTTTTAGACATGGTTGTGGATTACGTGAAGGAAAAACTTAACTAATGGCTAGAGAACTAACAGATAAACAACAAGCGTTTCTAAACGTCCTGTTTGAAGAAGCAGGTGGCGATATGGTAATGGCAAAAAAGATGGCGGGATATGCTGACACTTCTAGCACTTCGGAAATTGTTAAAGGTCTTAAAGAAGAAATCCTTGAGGCAACACAAATGTACATGGCACGTAATGCGCCGAAAGCTGCGATGGCGATGACAGGTGCTTTGTATGACCCAACTGAGTTGGGCATTCGTGATAAGATGTCTGCAGCTAAAGAACTGCTTGACCGTGTAGGTCTGGTAAAGACAGAGAAGATGCAGGTAGAAGCAAGTGGTGGTGTCATGCTTATGCCACCTAAAGCTGTAATAGAAGAAGACGATGACTAGAAGTATAGGCAAGTGGAAGCTACCACAGCCAACAGACATCAAAGAAGAAAACGAATGGATACCCATCCCACGTATTGCACGTACTGTACCATTCGGATATAAACAGGATGATGAAGACCCCGACATTCTTCAACCTATCCAAATTGAATTGGACTTGTTAGAGAAAG